GATCATGCTGATGGCGGAACTCACCTACACTCTTTTGTCGATTTCGGAAGGAAGTATCGAACAAGACGAGTTGACGCTTTCGATGTTGGCGGTTATCACCCAAACATCTCACCATCTTACGGCACACCTGAAAAGGGTTTCGACTATACGATCAAAGATGGTAATGTTGTCGCAGGGGGGCTTGAAAGACCAAGCAGAAATTCAGTTTCAAAGACTAGTGATGTCTGGGCTGAAATCATCTTGGCAGAAAGTAGAGAGGAATTTTTTTCTCTCGTCAGTTCACTTGCTCCTAGAGCTCTGTGTACCTCCTTCCCCAGCCTATCAAAGTATGCCGATTGGAAGTATCGCGTGGATCCAGAGCCGTATCGACCCGACCCACAGTTTGTGTTCGATCTTACTGGAGCACCAGAATTGCTTGACTGGTCACATGACTCTCTTAATGCAGTCAGAGGAGTAGGTACGGTATCTCTATTACGTTGGTTATCTTACCCGTCGCTTACGCGGTGCGACTTGGTCGCTGACGCTCCTGCGTTTCAGGGGGATCCTCCCCGGAGGGGCCCCTCCACCCTTCAGCCCGCTCGCTCGAGGGCGCTTGTTAAGGAATCTGACTAGGGCTAACCCTTATTAGGAGAGAGGAAGCTATCCCTCGTTTTGTGGGGACCTTCCAGATTGGGAAAAACCTTGTGGGCCAGATCTTTGGGAAAGCACGCCTATTTCGGAGGCCTCTTTTCCATCGACGAATCAATTGAAGATGTGGAGTACGCCGTATTCGACGACATACAGGGAGGACTCCAGTTTTTCCATGCCTACAAATTTTGGTTGGGACATCAACAGCAGTTTTACGTCACAGACAAGTACAAAGGAAAACGATTGGTCAATTGGGGAAAGCCAAGCATTTGGCTAAGCAACAATGACCCTCGTGATGACGTCGGGGCGGACAGGGATTGGTTGGAGGCAAATTGTCAATTTGTATTTATAAGCAGGCCTCTATTTACTTCTCGTGCCAGTAGTAGGTGCCTTGAGGATTAAAGAGCATCTGATCGGTATCTGCTCCATCGGCACAGGCAATTACGTCATAGACGAACAAATTACCTATTCCAGGCTTACCACTAGTACTCCACAGTGATTGTTCCTTGCTATTCGCATTCTCATCTTCGTCATAGACAAGATTTTTGTTGATCGGTACCCATGTCTTTACATGATGATAAACACCACGTGAGTTGTTTGATTGGAGGCGGCGAGTAAATTGTTGATGCACGGTCACCCTTCGGGTATCCACCTTTGCGAGGAAACGGTCGTTCCAATCAGTACCGTCAGTACCTTGAAAGAGCATCTCTTCGAGGGCCTCTCTAGCAGGCTCAGCTGACGCATGGCTGCCTAAAAAGTTCCACATAGTTCGCGTGTAACCTTCTGGTTGGTTGCCTAGCTCCAGGGTTGCGTCGGGGAATGACGTGTAAAAGTCATCCTTGGTGGAGAAAACTATCCTGCGCCACAGCCAGTTGGCAGGGCTATTGGTTGAAAATGTAATTCGCTCAGCATAGCCTTTGCAAAATGTAACAGTTTTCGCACGGGCGAATTCGTTGACACCTTCGGTCCATTCGTGGTTTCGAGCAGAAGGACAAAAGATCATTCCGTAGTTTGTGTTGCCTGAAAGTACCTTCGGTACACCAGGATTATCCGTGACGGTGGGGTCATCTCCAATGTTGATTGGAGGCATATTATCTCGCTTCTTGGTAGAAGTCAAGTTGAGAATGTTGCGTGTTGTGCGGGGTCGGCGTGTCCGCCTGGTCATCCTTCTCCGAACGGGGCGTCGTCGTGATCGAAATGGTTGCTTCCGATAGGTACGCCTGCGGCGATACCGGTTTCGTGTGTACGCCATTTTTACGTAAGTAGTAAAGACAAGCGCCTGGACAGCGACCTTCGTTAGGGCAAGTGTTACCACACATTCTGAGAGTTACGCCGTAGATTTGGGCACGAGGTGCGAGCGGGGTATATATAGGTGAGGTGGTTCCAGGTTCCATGGTCCGGTTGGTATAACATTATTTTCCAACCGGAACCATTGCTTATGTCATCCTTCAATTTCAACGCTCGGTATGCCTTACTCACCTACGCTCAGTGCGGGGACCTCGACCCCTTTGCGGTTAGCGACCATTTTACAGAACTGGGAGCTGAGTGCATCGTGGCACGTGAAGATCATGCTGATGGCGGAACTCACCTACACTCTTTTGTCGATTTCGGAAGGAAGTATCGAACAAGACGAGTTGACGCTTTCGATGTTGGCGGTTATCACCCAAACATCTCACCATCTTACG